TTTAAGACCTGACCAACAGGGATCGTATACAGATACTTCCAACGATAACCATCGGAAGTCGTAATAATAGATGTAGAGGTGCCAGTTGGCTCAACAGTAGAAGGTTTACCGTTAGGATCACTAGGACTTGTACCATTGTAAATGCACTTATAGACCTGATACTGCGAGTTAACAACGTAAAAATCTGCGTCATATAACTTGGTCGCACCACTGGATGCGGTCTTAGTGGAACTATAATCATGACGATACATATCATAAACATAACCAAGTCCACCAGTAGTCTGCTCTGGGGGAGTCCAGTCAATTCGTCTTACCACTTGAATCGTGTCATTTGCTAGTACACGTTTCAGTGAAATCATGTCTGAGAATGTATCACTAAACTCTTGGAAAGAATCAACGGGAGTCGGAGGTGCGTTTTCATTATCCCACTCTTGTGGACGTCCTATGAAAACATACAAACGATCTCTGTTGGATCCTGCTTGCAAGTCAGATTGAGTCGCATCAGCACCCTCCAAAGATTTTATGAATCTTTTAGCAGTGAAAATTCTAAATTGGTCGGTTAGGAGTGCCATTGTTTAGTTTACCTTCCTTTTATTTATAGTGGTTACTCTTGCTCTTTTCTGACAAGGTTAGTATATTCTTGTGATACAAACACACCGTTGGCACCCGAACTGCCTCCGTTTAGTGTATCAGAAGTTGTAAATTTGTAATTTGATCCGCTATTAGTTATGGTTTGTACCTTTAAAAATACATATCCAAAGTCATCAACAGCAGATTGTGCCTCTACTACGATAGCAGTAACACCAGTTGTTGAACCAGTTACTGTCTCACCAACAGTGTAAGCATTCTGAACATTTCTCAACTTAATAGTTGATAGAGAAGTATGCTCAATACCATCATCTAATGCTCCTGCTTGCTGCACAGATGCAGTTAGTGGAACTAAACTTGAATCATATAATTGGTCTGCTTGTTGGAACAGTGTAGTGTTCTGTCCACCAACAGTTTCCTCAATACCATATAGTGATGATGCTATACCACCATCAAGACTGATTTCATTCTCATAATCTGTACCAGTATTTACTAGGTCAGGTATTCCATCACCAGCACCTTGTAATTCATCATCATCCTCAAATCTCTTTCCTTCTAATACACCAAGAGGACTCTCGAATGTAACAATAGAAGATGTCTCATCATCAATAAGAACGTGTGGTGCCTCTCCTGTCTCAGTAGATGATGCAGTACCACCAATAAATTGAATAACAGCAGTTCTTTCATTAGATCTACCACCATCAATAAATGCTAGTTCGTCAACTTGGAAGATTAAGAATAGTTCTCTTGTTTCTGGACGCCAGTCATATACGATAGCAACCTTATTAGTTTTATCTTCCTGTACTCTTCTAACTCTATCAGACACAGTAAAATTATAACCAGATATACCAGTTACAGGATCATCAGCAAGACTGTCCAGCAACACACGCTGGTCATATCGGAAGTTAATACCTCTATCACAACCAGTAAATGATATAGGAGTTTTACCTGTATATCTGACAATCTCTCTACCTATTTGGAACTTACCAGATCCAGGGAAAGCATCAGTTGTCTCAACATATATTGTGCTATCAGTCGCAGTTGCATTACGAATTAATGCAGTTATCTCAAAGAATGCAGATACTAATGATGTTCTATTTCTCTGAGTTCTGATTAAGTTTGTATCTCTTGTAAAGATTACACTAGGAGGAGAAGTATATCCACCACCAGGGTTCAATATATTAATTGCAGTAATCTTACCAAGATTTATTTCTGCCTCTGCCTGAGCACCAGATCCACCACCACCAATAAGTTGGATAAGAGGAGGTGTCTCAAAGAACTCACCAGGGTTTGATATTGTTATACTCTCAACTGTACCAAATTGATTTACCTCACAAACACCAGTAGCATTTTGCCCACCACCACCAGATATAACCAGAGTAATATCTTCTGCTGTGTATGATCTACCATTGTTCTCAACAGATAAACCTGTTACCTGTCCAACAGTAGGTACAAGTTCAGCACCAGATCCACCACCACCTTCTAGTCTTGCACTAGCACTAAAATAACCATCACCAGGTCTAGTGACTTGGATGTAGTTTATAGAACCAGCAGGAGCAATTATGTTACCCTGTTGATCTACAATATCTTGTTCATTCAATATAATATTTGCATCTGCCTGTACGATATTATCTTCGTCAGATTCAATAAGAAGACGTAGTGGGTTATATCCTTCACCAGGGTCTATAACATCTACTGATAATATTTCACCATTATCAGCAATATTCGCTGCTAATACAGCATCACGAATAGGAGTACCACAATTACCAATAGTTAATTTAGGAGGATCCGCAGCACTATAACCTGACCCAGGTGCAGTCACAATAACATCCTTCACACCGTATACACTATTGAATACAGGTCGAATTGATGCTCCGCTTCCAGGTACAGTTCTTGTCATTATACTACTATTATGTCTCCTTTCATATTACCGTGTATAGTGCACTGATAAACATACGTTGTACCAGCAGCAAGTGTTTGTGGGACTGTCCAGAACTGAACACCATTCACTGAACCACTAACACCAGTGACAGATGAACCACCATCAGATACCCTGATTGCTAGTGGGTGTCCACTTCCAGTTACATTATCAAATCTGTATGTAAATCCTCTGTACACATAGATTGTAGTATCATTGCCATTAGATATCCCAGGACCATTAACGATATAATAGTTTGAGTTGCCATCTGATGTAAATGCATATGACACTGTTGGTGATGCAACTGCCTCATATGAACTTGTACCATATAGAAGTGACTGTCCTTCACTTGCACTGGGAAGAGCAACTGTATTTGTGATTGTAAGAGTATTACCTGACACAGCAGTTGAAATACCAGTACCACCAGCAACAGTTACAGAAGAATCAGAAGCAGCAGCAGTATAACTACCACTATCACCTGATATTGCTTGCAATACATTCTGTACTACGTTAGGTGAATCATTTGTTATGGTGATAGCACCAGCATTTGCATTTGTGGTAATTCCTGTTCCACCAGTAAATGTTAATGTATCAGTTGTAGTGTTTGCTGTGATAGTTGCGTTGTCAGCACCTAGCGTTGCAAATATGTTTTGATCAGGTGCACCTAGTGAACCTGTCATGTTGATGGTTAATGTATCTCCTGTAAGTGAAGTTGAAATATTTGTACCACCAGCAATAATTAAAGTGTCGTTTGCAGCAGATGCAGTTGTTGTTCCTGTGTCTGCGTTAACAGTTTCAAATAAGTTTTGTGTGGTTCCACCACCTCCACCACCAGATTGCTGGTCGTTTGCTGGTTCCCACTTACTATTAGAGTCGTTCCATTTTAGAACTTGTCCATCAGAAGGACCACCGTTGACAGTTGTATCTACATCAGTAAGTGCAGATATACCATCGTTATAGTCCACCAACTTAACCCATGCAGCAGCATGAGCGAAGTAACCTTTACCTGTGCCATGCACATGTGCAAACATACCATGCTGGTCTGTTGCACTAGGAAGATCTCCTTCTGTTGCATATGGAGCATACCACGTTAGATAACCTGTTGTGCCATCTATTCGTGTATAAGCTGACCCAGAACCGCCTGCTCTAAGATTAATATGCCCAGTTCCTGTTTGATGTATTGTAATAGCATCAGTTCCGTCAGAAACAATATCATTACCATTAGTGTCTAAATTACTGCTTAGTAAATTATAATCTGAACCACGGAAAGCAGGAGTTGGAGATGAAGTCCATTTAAGAACTTGTCCCTCAGTTATTCCCCCAGCGATGTCTATGAGAACATTTGTACTATCCCCTAGTTTATCGTAAATTTCTGTGAAATTAGCATTTGCCTTGATAGCACCATCACGCAGGGTGTCACCTGTGCCATCATTTGCAGAAGATCCAATCCCAATCGTTTGTTTTGCCATCTTTTTACAGTTTGTACAGTTTTATTTATGTGGCGTCGAAGGAAACTTGTGTGCTATCCAACTTCACGTTAGTTGATGAGAAGTCCTCAGCAGTTCCACCGCCAACACCAGTAACAGTTAATGTAGCGATTTCAGTTGTTAATGGTGAGTTTGTTGCTGGTGTTTGTCCAATAGGTCCTGCAATCACACAACGGAATTTGTATCCTGTCATGTATGATAATGCAGTGAATGAATATGAATTGCTTGTTGCACCAGTAACAACAGCAAAAGAGAATCCACCATCTGTTGATCTAAACCACTGATAAGACTTGGGACCATCTTCGGGTGATATAGCAGCAGTAACAACGAATGTGACTGTGTTTCCAGCAGCAGCAGTTGCGTTTGCTGGTTGTGCACCAATCTGAATAGTAGCAGGAGGTGCTTCTCCTCCTCCTGATGGAGGTGGTGGGGGTGCCTGTGCTCCGTTGTTAGGTGGTTGATCTATTGATTCCCTACATGTGAAACCCATCAAGTATGGGAATATTGCTTTCAAATTTGACTCACTATCTAACTCAGTAGATAAGAAATATGCATATGTTCCATTTGGATATTCTGGTGTTACACAGAATCTACCATTGTGATAATCTAATACACCAAGACCCTCTGCATACTCCCAGTCTTGCATCAGAGCACCAGCAGGAGGATTAAGTTGGGTAGTGCCATAGGTAGGTCTGCCTGCAACCTCTTCTGCTTTTACTCTGTAAGAACTTGTTGCTAATGATATACCAGATCCATTGTTCCAAGGACTTGTGTAGAAATAAGGTCCATAGATAGGGAATCCATCAAATGCTATTCCAACCATCTTTGAGTGCCCATCTGGGTGCCTTAGATTGTCACCATTATACTGTGATGAACCATAGTAATCATTGTATGTTGACATGACAGCATTTGATTTCCAGCATTCCAAAAAGTCAGTGTCATGGTAATGATATTGTCCTGTCTGTTCTGGGTGTCCACCACAATTATCATCTCCAAAACTTACCACAGCATCTTCAAAGTGTGCATTCCAATTAAATCCTGCTGGGGGATTACCTCCATCACCAGCACTAGGATTAAAGAATACTACACCATTAGATGCTATACCAATAGCACCAAGAGGTGTTGCAACACGAGCATTTCTTTGATCGTAATACTCTACTGTACCATTTTGATCAGAGGCAAAGTCTACAATAAGTTGTAAATTATTACTTGTCTCTCTCCAAAACTCCCCAGCAATAGCAGTCTGAGTTGTCCCTCTGTATATGAATACTTGTTTACGTTCGTTAGCAGTGTCCTTATCGAATACAAATAGAATCCTATCACCGACTCTAATCTGTCCACTGGATTCTGTTCCGAGCAGCGTATTGTCGTTAGCCGAGAGAGGTAATGATACTAGATATCCATTCTGTGTGTATGTGGCATCATCAAACGTTCTTGTAACACCAAATGTACCACCTCTAAAATAAAAGTCATGGTCAAAGTCTTGCTCAGTTACAGAACTAGGATTATTCGCATTAGGAAACGTACCATAGAGTACAGGGTTTGGTAAACCATCTGCTGATACATCTATGATTCGTGTTGCTGGATTGTAGGTTGCGGTCCCTGCCATGATTTATTTATTGGAAGAGTTGATTAGGTGTGAAGTTAGAAATTACAGTAGCACCAGTCTGTACTGTTAGGATTACAGAGTTAGAGTAAACAGGTTGTGCACCAGCAGCGGTGATAGCAACTCTGAACTCATCACCATCATCTGCCTGTTCAGCAGCGTTAGATGTGTAAACTGCTTGTGTAGAACCAGTGATGTTTGACCATGCAGTTTCACCGTATTGCTTACGCTGCCACTGATAGTTGAGAGGTGTAGTTCCTACACTGTTATCAGATTGTAATCTGAATGATGCATCTACTGTGAATGATGCAGTCTGACCTTGGTTAACAGTTACGTTTGTTGGTTGAGCGTTAATAACAATATAACCAGCAACGATAACGATTGGATTACCATCTGCATCTGTACCTTGTCCGAGGTATGTGTCAAATCCACCGTTAACACCACCACCAGTAGGTGCAACGAAATCATCCTCAACAGTTGTCTCTACAACAACATCAGGTAATGCATAACCAATACCAGCGTTCTTAACAACAATACTTGATATACCCATCAACGCACGAACACGACCATCAAATCCAGTAGATGATATAACATCAACTTGCGGACGTGATGTATAACCATCACCAGGTGTTGTGATTATTGCTTTTGTTATTTCACCAGATTTGATTGTTGATAACGCAGCAGCGTCACGACCCTTAACAGTTCCTGTGTACTCAAAAGTAATTAAGGAGTTTGAAGATTCAATCAACGCAACTTCACGAGGAGAACCTTCTCCGTCAATCTCTAATACGTCTCCTGCTTCGATAGGAGGTACGACAGTTGCAGCAATAACGTCAGCATCAGAACCAATATATGAGAACGCTACGAATGTAGATCCTGCACGAGGAGTTTCAGCAAAGATTATTCTTGAACCAACAAGTTCATAACCTATTCCAGGTTCCTGTATAACACCGTTCAATGAACAGATGATATTGTTTTCTGGAAGAATAGTGTTAGATGAAACACCTTCTGTTAATGTTAGTGAGTAGAATCCTCCAAGGTATTTGAGGTTGAAGGACGAACGAAGTGAATCAAATTCAAAACTAATGTCGTCCAACTGGCGTAACTTACCGACATAGTATCCGATAAACTCAGATCCGATAGTTGGAGGTTCTGTAAATTGGATTTGGTCTGAGAAGGCAGTGTATGCAAAGTTTGCACCTGGGGGTTGTAGGACACCATTAATAAATGTGAGGATATGACCAGCAGGGTCGGGGAAGTATCTTTCGCCATTGTTGACGGTCAACTTAAATGTTGTTGCAACCCCATCAAATCCTCTGAAATATCTATCACAACGTCCGAGTAATCCTTTACTTTGTGTAACACCAGCAGTCCAACCATAGTCAGATATAATACTTAAATTACTTGGGAAGTCACCACTTACATCTTCTAACCATAATCTACCAGTTGTACCAGAGATTGCCTTACCAGCAACACGTCCATAAGATGTGTAGTTAGTAATTGTATTACTGCTTAGGTTAGCAAATATAATTGGGAAGTTATTAAGGTTCTCAAATTTACCGATAGCACCATTGACTGCTAGGTTTGGATCATCAACTGTTGAACCATCTGGTGCCTGACCATATGGTGTAAAGTTAGCAAGATATATGTTATGAATACTATTATCAGGATCGTAGTTATATTCGGTTACAACAGCAGTCCAACCTGGTTCTTTTGGAATAGTTCCTTGTAAGAGATATACTAAATCTCCTGCTGCAAAATCACCTGTAAATCCTTGGTCTCTTGTGACACTAGCAACCTGATACTGAACAGTCTTAGTACCATGTACAAACTGATTAAGTTCAATTTGATCTAGTCCTGATACTCTAATATCTGCAATATCAAGAATCCTATCTGTTACAGAACCATAGATGATATCACCATCAACAAAGTCTTGATCTAGTGATTCAATATCAATACTGATTCTACCACCTGTGTTACTTGTAAGAGCACCAGCAGAGTTTTCATAAAGAACGATATCTGCCTCAGCGGAGTTCGCTTTGTTAAATATCATTTCGTTAACAGCGAACGCTCCTCTTTCTAGGTTGACCAACATACGAGTCTTACCTGTGCCATTTACACTAGCAGTAACACCACTGTCTACACCTTCTAATACATCATCGTTACTGAATGCACCAGTAATATTTTCAACGTAAATATAACCTTCGTTACTATTATCACCTGTCAATACAGATGTCTGAACAATTTGACCGTTGTTAGACGCAGAACCTTGAACCTGTATAGTCTCTCCATTTGTAAATCTACCAGATGCAGCGTCGATAAAGAACTTGCTGTACAACTTAATAACTTTTGCTTCGTTGTTTCTAGTTCTTATAACGTCAGCACGAGAATCAGATGTGATACCAGTAACAACATCAGCAATATTAAATCCACCACTTATAGGTGTGTCAATATCTCTGACACCAAATGTTGTAGTTGCTCTTTCGATACCAGATCTTACATCAACAGCAAACTGTTGTTGACCAGTTGTAAGAGTGTCTACACGGAAACGTGAGTATCTTGCATCGTGTCTAATTTCTCTTGCAATCTCGAAGTATGTAGGAGTTGCATTAAGAACGTAGAACCAATTCTGTCCTTGTAATCCTTGCTCAATATCTGCTGATGCAGGAACGTAAGTTAATACATCACCACGAGAATAGAAATTAGGACGAGTAATCTTAACTCTATGTTCTCTTCTCTCGAATCCAACCTCGACTGTTGGTGTATTAAGAACAAGATCAGGGTCAGTGTTCCAGTCATTACCTTCATCATATAAGTTGCGATCATTGGTTGCATGTGTATTATTGATCCATGTAATAGTATTATTTGTTGGAGGTGTACCTCTGGTTAACGCAAACTCAGCAACGTTGATTGATGCGTCCATGAAGAACTCAGTAGATTCTTTCTGATATTCAATACGATTGAGTATAGCAGCAGAAAGAGTAGGATCAAAGTATGCATCATAAGTATTTTGTGCTCCCCATTCTGCTGTATTATTCTGGTCATAGGATATACGTTTTGCTGCCTCTGCAATACGCAAGAGATAGAATACTAAGTGTTGTCTAACAACAGTTGGGAATGCAATAAAGTTACCTTCACCATCAAACCATGTATTTACATACTTCATCATTCCAGCATTACCACGAGTGTTCAAGTCGTAGATAATAGCATCCATTATAGTTTCTGCAAATCCTATTTCAGCGTTAGTTGTAGGATATTGTGATTGTGTCTCAGCAAATGCCTTACGAGAGATTGCTCCTTTATTGAATGTTAGATATCTTGCAATGAAACGTTCAGAATAGTTACCACCTGTGTGTGGAGAATTACCACCACCAAGTGTATCAATCATGAGATCAAATAATGTATCAGATGCAGATACAACGTTATAACATGTATATAACTGATATGCAGCATTACTATTGTATGGGGTTGTTCTAGTAACAGTTGTTAGATGACTAGGAGCAGGACTTGAAGATGCTGCCACCTCGATTGTATCCATTACAAGATTAAATAATGTCTCAATACCAGATGCTGCCTGTGCACAAGTATTGTTCCAACCAGATGTACCACCATTTTCATCAAATGTGATTGATGTGTCACGATTTGCCATATCATTAGCATATTTGATTGGCCAAATATTTGGTAGTGATTTCTGAATCGTACCATCAGTTATCTGTACAGGGTTAGCAAGTGTATCAGTAACGATAGATGCAAATGTTGTTAGGGCAGATGCTACGTCAGCACAAAGAGGTGTACTACCATCAGCAGTAATAGTATAGTTTGATTGATTGTATGGGAAGAAGTCTAAATCAGTGAATAATTTCTGTGTGAATCCATGTGTAGAACCAGTAGTATTAACAGTCTCTTGTCTCATTACTTGTATAGCAAGATCTCTTGCTTTATTCATTACCCAAGTTACTTCTGTAACGTAACCAGAGACGTGTGCAAGTGCAGTTCCATCTGTGTACATTTCAGCAGCATGGAATACTTTGTTGTTACCACCATGGCGTAAGTTCCACTGCATTGCATCAAGAACATCAGTAACGTCTTGTACACAGTCATGCTTACCAGCAACAGTGATTGCTTCATGCTCTGCTCTTACAAATGTATGTACATATTGATCATTTGCACCAGCAGCACCAACGTTAAATGTAAATGTATTTGTTCCTGTTGATGTAATTGCAATACCTTTGTTATACCAAGGATCAGTTGTTCTAGGATATGCATGCTCAGTAGCATTATTATCCTTAGTACATGTAAATACTAATGACTCTTGGCGTACATAGATCTTACGCCCTGTTGTTAGTCCATGAGCAGAACCATGGTCATATGTTATAACACCAGTAGCAGCATCATATGTCATGCTTCCTGCTGCTGGGGTGAATGGACCGATACCACTTACCCAGTCAGTGTTATGTAATGATGGATATTGTACAAGCATTTCATGTACTGCTTGCTCTGCAATGAATCTAATATTTCTTTCAATTATATTTGCAGCATCAATAAATCTATCAATTACAGCATTCTGTTCATATGTACTTGTCTCAACTTCATTAAATGATTCAGAAGCACCGCCACCACCAGTTGCCTCTCCACCTTCTGTTGCACCAGAGTTATCTTCTGGATCATAGATGTAAAGGTTCTCTCTACCAAATCCATTTCTCATGGTAAGGATTGCCATTTCCATCGCCCA